ATCTCTGATAATTTCATATTCCAATTCTTTCCATCCTCTTAAACTCTTATCTATAATAACAGTATTGGATATTTGGAGTGCTTTTTCAACTAAAATTTCTAATTCATCGTCATTATTAGCAAATCCACTACCTTGACCTCCTAAACAAAATCCGGCCCTAACTAATACTGGATATCCTATTTGATTAGCAATAGAAATAGAGTCTTGTAGATTAGTAGCGCAATCAGAAGGAGGAACTTCAATATCTATTTCTTTTAAGACTTGTTTAAATTTATCTCTATCTTCAGATACCATAACGGAATTTAGGTTAGTACCTAAAACTTGAACATTTAAATCCACCAATATGCCATCATCTTTTAATTGAATACCACAATTTAGGGCAGTTTGACCACCAAATGAAACTGATAAAAAGTTAGGTTTTTCCTCTCTAATTATTTTTTTAACAAATTCTAATGTGATAGGCGTATAATAAATTCTATCAGCCAAACCCTTACTTGTTTGTATGGTTGCCACATTTGGATTAATCAGAATAACTTCCAAACCACACTCTTTATATGCTTTAATAGCTTGACTTCCGGAATAATCAAATTCTCCTGCCTGACCGATACTTAATCCACCTGAACCTAAAATTAATACTTTCCCTTCAGTTATTAGGTTTTGATTTAATTTAGGATAATCTAAATAATCCCTAATTAAATTTTTAATATTAACATTTCGATTAATAATCAAATCCCTAAATATGTCAAATAGAAAACTTGCTTCCTCGGGACCCCCTCTTGCCTCTGGGTGAAATTGAACACTAAAATATGGTTTTGAGGTGTGACAAATTCCCTCATTACTATTGTCATTGATATTCCTAAATAATTCCTCCCAATTTTCTAAATTACTATTTTTAATAGCATATCCATGATTTTGCGATGTTATAATAGTTCTGTGTGTTAATTCTTCATCTACAAAACCACAAGGAATATTTTGCCCTCTATTTCCATATTTCAATTTTTCTATTTCAAAACCAGAAGCCAAACCCATAATTTGATGACCTAAACAAATTCCAAAAATAGGAATTGAAATATCACTATCCATAACACTTTTTATGAATGAAATTAATTTAGGTAATTGTGCAGGATTTCCCGGTCCATTACTAATAAATATTCCGGCATATTTTTCTTGTAATATACTTAAATCAATATCATAATCATATGGAACTCTATCTAAACATAAATTGCGTTTCAGTAGGGAAGTTAATTGACTATTTTTGGCCCCACAATCGAAAAATAATATTTTAGGATTGGAAACATTACCATAAGATGTTAAAGTTTTAGGTATTATATTTTCAACAAGATTTATTTTTCCAATGTCAATAAATTCTGGTTGGTATATTTCATCTTTATAAATTCTGGCTTTACAACTTCCATTTTCTCTAATTATTTTAGTTAAAAGTCTAGTATCAATTCCTTCAAGGGCAACAACTTCATTCTTAATTAACCATTCTTCAAATGATTTCTGTGCGTTATAGTGACTGCTATTTTTAGTATATTCTTGGACTATGATAGCTTTACATTGAGCTTTATCTGATTCCACTGATTCATTGATATTGTATTTATTGATGATATCTTTGGGAAATCCATAATTATTGATAAGAGGAGTTGTAAATACTATTAATTGACCGGCGTACGAGGGGTCAGTTATTGTTTCAGGATATCCGGTAATACCAGTTTGAAAAACTAATTCTCCAGTGGTAGAAGAATTAAAACCGAAATTAATACCTTTAAATTTATGACCCGTTTCTAATTCCAAAATCATTTTCATTTAAAAAGTATTTTTCAGTTTAAATTTAAATAATTTAAAATTGTATATTTTATTAAACTAACTATATTTTTACCAAATTTTCTAAATATAATATAATATGAGCACTTTACTATATCACTGGAATTTTACCGGAGATAATGATTTGAATGTAAATGATGAATTTTATGATAGTGTGTCTAATTTAGTTGCCAAAGTAAAAAGAAGAGGAACATATAGTAGTTTAAGTTTTTCAAGAAGCGAACATGGTATATCCTTGAATAATGATGACTCTACTAATGGTGGATATTATATAGATTTAGAAGGTTTAAATTCTAAACAACTAGGTGGAAATATTTCTATTGAAATGGTAGTTAATAATAATAATACTTCTATAAAAAGTATTTATTTTTCAAGTATAGGAGAAGTAGAAAAAGAAAGTGGAATTGTAAATGGTGCAGCTCTAACTGCTAGATTTAATGGTTCTACAAAAATTTTAGTAAGACCGGATGAAGTGGCAAATGTTACTTATCCTAACTATCGAAATGTAAGTGAAAGTTCCACAACAGTCATTTCGCAGAATACAGAAACACACTATATATTTTCTGTACATTATGATAGTAACGGGAGTAGTTTAAAAATTTACATAGATGGTGATAAAAAAGGTGAAAATGATGCTGATTTAGAAAAGGAACTAGTAAATGATGCTAGAAATACAAATTTTATAGGAACTAGAAAAGTAGAAGATGGAGCAACATATTTAAACGGTGTAGTTAAATATTTGAAGATTTATCAAAACAGCATGACAGACACCAACGCATCAAGTATTTATAATGATTATAATAATTCTCCTTATTTTAGTAATATAAATAACGAAAGTAATACTAAAAAATATAGTAGAAGACACACAGATGTTGCCTCTTATTTTTCAGAAAATGCGGGTGTTAATGAATTTTCAATAAATGGTAATCAACTGGGGTTATCAAAATCAACAAAATCATATAAAATTTATAGATTTACCTCTGGAAGTCAAATAAATATAAGTGACACATATAATTATTTTCCATTAACTGGTAAAGATAAATTTATAATATTAAAATATAATATTACATATTTTAAAATTACCCAAACTTCTGTTGTGAGTAACGAAAATTCACAATATAAATGCGAAATTTCTACTGATGGAGAGACTTACAGTTTAGAATGTGAGAATAAAGGTTTTGGTGATACATATAGTTATAATAACATACAAGTAATTTTTGGAGGTGTAGAATTTTTAGTTAATAATGAGATATGTTTTCACGAAGATACAATTATTGAAACAGACCAGGGAGATATAGAAATTAAAAATTTAAAACCAAATAATACTATAAGAGATTTAAAAATTATATCCTTACTTAAATCCAATATTTACTATAATATTTTAGTTTTGATTAAAAAAAATGCTTTTATGGAAAATTATCCGAACAGAGATATTTTAATAACTGAAGAGCATTTAATTTTAATAAATAATAGTTTTATTCCCGCAGGTAAATTAATTGATAATAAAAATGTCCTAAGAGTTAAAAATAATTCAGATGTATATAATATCATTTTAGAAAATGAAAATTACATTAGAATTGGTAATTTAAATTTTAATGTTTTAGGTGTATCAAAAGAAGTTTATAATAAAATTATTGAAAATAAAAAAAATGGAATTAAAGAAATGGATTTGAAATTTAGTAGAAATACTAGTATAAAATTAGATTTAAATAAATTTTTAAATTAAAATATTTTTATTTTTTAAGTTTCAATAAAATAAATATTCTAAAATGAAAAAAATACTTTGACTTTGATATCTGAATTAATATTTTAAATAAATCATTTAGATTTACTAATATTTTTTTGAGTTGTTTTAAGAAGTTCTTTCTTCTTTAAAATAACTAATTGTGTATATCCATAGTATGTTCCCCACATTTTTAGTAGTGTATTATAACGTTTTTTAAAATCAATTTTAAACTTAAATTAGCGTATATACATTACTATTTAAAAGAAATTATAAGTATCTAAATTATTATTTCAACCTAGATATGAGAATTATATTAAAAATGCCTTGGGATTAGAAGAAGAAAAAGAAAATTTATACTAAATGAAATAGATGATTGAAAACAATTTTTGAGATTAATATTTAATACTTATTTTTATTCTTCTATTTCATTTAGTATTTTAATTAAAATATCTCCGTGGCATTTTTCAGGGTGACACCAACAACCTAATACTTTATTTTTTAGTTTTTTTAATTCGTCCGTACCTTCTCTATTTATTTTTTCTCTTACCCAGGTCTCATATAACTCTAAACATTTATCTCTGCCTTCTTTTTTTAATTTAAAAGGATTTGCCCATTGACTTGATTTTTTAGGAAAACGTTCTTTATTTATAAATACAACTCCTCCTCTACCAATATATTCGTGTTGGGGATTTTCCATCCAATCAGATAAGGTATTGTAAGTTGGACGGATATATTTTACTTTTACATTTGCGATTGTTGTCATTTTATTTTAAAATTATATTTTGTATATTAAATATCAATTTTAAATATATAAAAAAATTGATTTGTAAAATATTTTTATAAATATTTTGTTAATAATGCCTGATATTTACGATTTACAAATTGATTTTACAGAAACTACAGATAAGATTTCATATAATTTTTATGAATCATATTTAGGTAGTAATTTATTTAGGGAAAAATTAGAAAATAGACTATCCTATATTAAACAGAAATATAATTGTGATTCTTCTACTGATAATCAAATGAAGGAAAATTTTATGGAAATATTTTCTTGGAGTGCTTTGAATAAGTCGGAACTATTGGATTTAGTAAAATATATTAAAAGTAAAGATATTAATTATATTATAGATCCTACCTGTGGAAACGGATTTCATAGTTTACTCTTTCAAATTTATTCTTCTCTTGAAATTAGAAGCAATGATAAAGAAAAAATACCATGTTCTTGGGTAGAAGCCAGAGAAAAAGATGGAAGAGATTATATTAAAGGATTAAATGATAAAGAAAATGAAGAAGGGGCATTAATTCTATCTGGAAAATATAATGACGATATGGATTTAGAACTTCTTGATTTATTTAAAGGAAATATGGTTCTACACTATAGAAATGATGAAATATCACTTCCCGAGTTGAACCTTGATTTTGAAATGAAAAAAAGAATTATTATCGAGATGCCTACTATGAAAAGAGAATATATTGAAATCTATATAAGGAAATATTAATTTAAATAAATAATAAAATTAATAAATAAATAAGATTTTTTTAATTTTAAAAAATGTTTATTCAAAGCATTTATGATATTTCAAATATGGGGTTTATTCCTTCAAAATGTGTAGAATTACCTACAGAATTTCAGTTTTTAGAAAAAATTTATTTAGGCAAGGAAAAAGTTAAAAATTTCCGCGAATTTGTTAATTATATGGAATTTGAATTTCCCGATGACCTTGATAATTTTAGTTATGAAGAAATAAAAACTATTTATACTATTAGTGGTATTTTATCACATTATTATATATGGTGTGGAGAACCTACAGATGTTTTACCTATTATTCTCAGTTGGCCCTGGTGGCATTCTTCACTCAAACTTGGAATTAAACCCGTTTTAACACACGCCGCCGTAAACTTATGGAATTGGAAACTTAAAGATGAAAAAGAAATATTTAGTCTCGATAATTTAGAAACTAAGTATTATATGACTAATAGTAAAGAGGTTCAGAAAACAGAAGCTTGGTTCTATTTGATTATGTCAGCAATTGAAGGTGAATGTGGAAAAATCATCTTTAATATGGATAATATTTACTCTGAGTTGGAAAGTGGTAAACCCGACGAAGAAATAGTATTTAATAACTTAAAAAAAATAAATAAGATATTAGAAAATCAAATACTGCTTATTAATCGTATTTACGAAAAGTGTAAACCAAACTTATTTTATTATAAACTTAGAAATTACTTAAATGGTTCTTCTAAATTGAAAAATGGTCTAATCTTAGATGGCATTGATACTGAACCTATATATTTTAAAGGAGGTTCTGCCGCGCAAAGTAGTATTGTTCCTTGTGAAGACATTTTCTTCAACGTTCAACACCCGCAGAGAAATATTCAAGAATTTTTAGAAGAAATGCGAGGATATATGCCTGAAAAACATAGGGATTTGCTGATTTATTTCATTAAGAGACCTAAGTTAGAAGAATACCTTGATTATTTTAAGAACCCTGACATTCAAATTCTGTATAAGATTTGTATTAACAAACTAAGGAAATTTAGGTGTTGTCATATGAATATTGTTAAAAAATATGTTTTTGATCAACAGGGAAATATGAAAGGCACAGGAACTGGAGGAACACCGCTCAATTCATTTTTACAGACTATAATTCAAAATACAGTAGATACTTATAATAAAAATTACATTTCATTAAATCCTGCTTTCAGATCTCTGTTTATGTTTGGATTTATAATTTGTATGAGATTTCTACTGGTTATGTTTATTTACTACTTCAAGGAAGAATAAATTAAAAAATATTTTTTAAAAATAATTTTTTTACATTTCACAATGTTTCGGATAACGTGGGAATGGAATCACATCCTTAATGTTGTAAATTCCCGAAACTAACATAATTAGTCTCTCGAAACCTAGACCAAAACCTCCATGTGGAACGCTCCCAAATTTTCTCAAATCTAGATACCAAGGAATTTTAATCCGCTTAGTTTCCATTTTTGATTTCATTTCTTCATAGTCGTCAATTCTCATAGAACCTCCTACCAATTCTCCAATATTAGGAACTAGGATATCCATTGCTTGAACTGTCTTACCATCTTCATTTTCCTTCATATAGAAAGATTTAATTTCCTTTGGATAATCAGTCACTACTAGGACACCTTTTACAACTTTATCAGTCATATATTTCTCGTGTTCTGAACCTAAATCACAACCCCAGAAAACTGGTTCTTCGAAAATATGTTTTCCTTTTGCTCTCTTTTTGAATTTTTTATGTTCAATAGCATTATCTCTTACTATTGCTCTTCCTTCTTCAATTTCTCTTTCTAAAGTTTCAATAACTTGTGTATAAGTCATTCTGGCAAAGGGATTATCCACTATTTTTTGAAGTGAATCGAATAATTTAGGTTGATATTGTTTGGTTAGAAATTCGATATCTTCTTTACATTGTGTTAAACAAGATTGAATACAGAATTTAAGATAATCTTCTGCGATATCAACCAAATCTTTCTTATCAATAAAACACATTTCCGGTTCAATCATCCAGAATTCCGCCAAATGACGACTAGTATTGGAGTTTTCAGCACGGAAAGTAGGACCAAAAGTATAAATATCACTTAAACCTGTGGCATAAGTTTCACCATGAAGTTGACCGGAAACTGTTAAATTTACCGGTTTTCCGAAAAATGGTTCTCCCTCCGCCAATTGGTTTGAAATATCGAAAGTTTCACCCGCCCCCTCACAATCATTTGAAGTTAGAATAGGAGTATGAACGTATTTAAAATCGTGTAATTGAAAGAAACTATGTGTTGCAATAGAACATTTGTTTCTAAGTCTGGCAAGAGCCGCTATAGTTTTGGTTCTAATTCTCATATGTGGGAATTTACGGATATGTTCTAAGGAAAGTTTCTTTTTAGGAATAGGATATTCCTCCGCATCCACTTTACCTAAAACTTTAATTGTTTCGGCTTTTAATTCAATTTCCTGCCCTTTGGCTGGACTTTCTACAACTTTTCCATATACCTCCAATGAAACACCTTTAGTTCCATCTTCATAAATAGAACCTAACTTTTCTCTGTCCTCGTCGTTCTGTGGATCAATTATAATTTGGAGAGAAGTCAGACAACTTCCATCATTCAAGGAAATAAAAGCAATACCATTACTTTGTTGAACCCTAAAACTATCTGCCCAACCACAAACTGTGATATTTTTAGACAAATAGTTAGGTTCTTGAAATAATTTTTTAAGTAGAATTCTTTTTCTTTGAAACATAATAAAATTGATTACCTAAACATTTTTAAATCAATTTTAAATATGTCTAATTGTAAATTTCAAAGGATTGAAAATAATGAATTATTCAATATTATAGGTAATCTAAATTCAGGTGATATAATCCATATTAGATATGAAGAAATACAAATTCCAAATGTTTGGAATGGTTTTCGAATTTTTTACAAAGGAAAACTATATTCCATTGGGGGAAATCCAAGTATTCGTGAAATAGATTATAAGATTTATGATGAAGAAACTGATAATTTGTCTGTTGTAGATAATATGTCTGTTATAGATATTCCAAATAGTGATATTACAGATATATTGAAAAGAAATGATTTTTCAGAAGAGGAAATAGAATTACTTAGATTTATTCATAATTGTGATTATTCTAAAACTTTTATTGAAGAAGAAAAAAGATACAATTTTGAATATCAAAAAGAATTAAGAGAAGAAAATGATATTTGGGATACTTATGGAGAATTATCTCCTAGTAAAAATGAATTGAAACTATTAATAGGACAACTCGAAAAAATTAGGTTCTCTAATTTTAGTTAATAAAATTATATTTTTATCATACTAAATACTTTTTTTTTACCATACCAAATATTTCTTTATAATATTATGATATTCTTCAGGAGGAAAACTATAAATTCCACTCCCAACAATTATAATATCATTTTTATCTTCTTCTAATGCTTGTTGCGGTGTTCTATATCTCTGGTCTAAAGATTTATATTTTTGATGAGATACTCCAGGTGTTATAAATAGGAAAGTATCATCATCTACAAATTTTTGTTGAGAAATAAACCCAATTACCAA